GTCTGGACACTTTTTTTGCGTACTATGCGTCTTTCGGTGCAAAATATCCTGTTTAAAGTCGGACAAACAGCAAAATATTGCGCACAATGAATTCCCTCCTGTAACATGGATCTTGTACAGGAGAAAACAGGGGAAAAGAGAGAAAAAGACGGCCGCTTAGGCTACTCAGGCCGCTCAGGCAGGCCGCTTAGGCCGCTACCGAGCCGCTACCGAGCCGTGGAGGAAAGATACCGTACCGGCGAAGCGATCGTAGGGATACTTGACGTTACTAGTGGCGTTAGCTACTACCCTAGCCCAAGTTAAACGATCTAGACTAAGACCAACAATCCTTATGCGCCATGTAGCACCACGACTAGCAACGATCAACTTCTCACTAAATACCATCTTGCTAGGCATCATCATCTTCTTACTACTTACTAGGTTCCAGACCAGGTATCAGACGCTACTAGTAATATAGTAGCGCAGCGCTTAGTAACGCTTAACGCTAGATAGTACCCTCGCCCAGGTTAGCCAAAACCTTATGGGGCATCCACTCTTCGTCAAACTCCGCGCAGGCATCCATTCTTGGATGATCACACTCGTCATCTTTGCCTTAAGCATGATCGCAGAGTACCATAGCTGTCATGCTTCAAGACACCTCCGGCCGGATCAAGAGCAGGCTCAAAGAATCCATTTGGATCAAATGGAGACTAAACCTTGATTTCCAATTGCGGATCCATGTCGTCGATAACATCTTCTCCATGGCGAGAAAGGATCTTCTCCATGGCGAGAAAGGCAGAGCATGATCACCAAAGACAAAAAGCTGATCACAGCGGCGATGGCAAAGCAGGTCACCCTGTCCACCCGTACCGCGATCAGAACATTAAGTGCGCGTCGTGCGAATCTATCTTCATAATGCTAATAAAACAGGATCATCGGTTTTCAACAGCTGAGCTAATTCATAATCTTAATCTTCGGAATGGAAGTGAGATGCTAATAGAACAAGATCGTCAGTTTGCAACAGCTGAGATCGTAGGCCGTCACCATAGACGCATCCCGATCCTTTCGTTCCAATTCCGATCAAGGTTGTGGTTCTCTGTCTTCAATGATGTCCAGGACATCGTCTTCTCGGGTCGTCGGCGTCGTCGTCACCAAGACCAAGTGTCTTGGGAGTGAGGGAGTGAGATGTTAGTAGACCAGGATCATCAGTTTTCAACAGCTGTGTCAACATCTGTGATCATAGGACGCCAACGCGGCATGAGCATAGGCCACTACCACCTTATACCCCAATTACGATCACTGTGGCTCTATGTCTTCGACGATGTCCTGGACGTAAGCGCCGTGAGCGCCAAGCGTAAGCGCCGTGAGCGCCGTGAGCGCCGTTGAGCCTACCTTCCTCCCTTCCCATCCCACATAGTGAGATTCTTCCGAGAGATTAATCACAAAAGACGAAAAAGTACCAGTTCGGGGGGTCTAATGGGAGGGGAACATACCTTATTCGGCGAAACAAAGTGAAGCCGAACCAGAACAGAGTTCTCTTCACTTTATCGCCTGAAAGGCAATCTTCATTCCTTCGAAGATATCTTCATTACATTTCATTCGTATTCACTCATTACATTCCATTACGATATCCTCCGGAATGAAGATATAAGGAAACTTCTCTCCGCCGAAGGAAAGCAGAGCTTAGAACCTTTAGAACAGAGTTCTAGTAGAACAGAGTGTTAAACAGAGTGTAGAACAGAGTGTTGTTAAACAGGCCCTCTAGGCTGCCAATCAGCCTTGGGCCATACAGAGACTTGATCGACTTGACTACCAGTCAAGGTAGTAGTAAGTAATAGGCCCTTAAGGGCCATGTATAAGTACTTCTTTATGTACTTCCTTATGTACTTCTTTCTTTCCCTTCCTTCCTGCGTAGCAGGGTAAGCCTCATTCTTCGGCCGATGGAAAGATCTCGAAGAGATCGAAATACTCATGAACTCCCAGCTAGGCTGGCTGGGTGGCCTCTGGCGGATTCGGTGTTGGGTTAGCCACCGATGTCCTTTGGATGAAAAAACGGATCCGCTGGAGGCAGCTTCCGGAACGTGCTCCACACTGCACCACTGAGCTGAGCCATGGAAACAGAGAACGTCATTTAACCGGTCTCATTCGGCCGCTGAGCCAAGATCTTCGAATGTTGGTATACCTCTATACCCTCCAAGCTTGGGGAGGGTAAGTTGGCGGTTTCCCGCGCCGCCCGAGCCAGGTCTCTCGTGCTCCGACCACACGGGCCGGCTCCCCTCCTCAACCCCTACTAAGGTAGATATATGAATAGTGATGACAATCACGATCTCTACAACCTGAAGAACGCTAGGGCTGAAGATCAGCGGAGAGAGATGCGGCGATTGGAGGCAGCCGGCATCTGCCTCTTCTGCCTTCGGGACGGTGACCAGGTCGGTCGATGGTCTGTCAGGCAGAACGAGTACCCGTACCCGAACACATCGACTCACCTCTTGCTCTACCCAGAAGATCACGTCTCTGACTTGATCGATCTTTTGCCGGAGACTAGATCAGAATTCTGGTCAGCGCTCGATTGGGCGAGAGAGACATATCGATTCGATCATTGGTCGATTGTCAGCCGGAACGGATCTAGTACCCTAACTGGCGGAACGATCTATCACGTACACGTTCATGTCATCGTCGGCGACCCTGACCTGCCGCCAGTCCGAGTTAGGGTGTCCTAATTTTAGGGATGGATATTGACGGAGGTATCTATCATGACATACAAGATCCCTCGTCGATGCTCCAAGCCTGGCTGCGATGAGATGCAGCCGTGTCAGATACCTGGCCATACGTCGACCTTTCGCGGAGGCAGTCACATTAATCCCCTGCCTGACGATTGGGCGGCGACTCGTCGGAGATTCATAGGTAAACCTTGCAACAAGTGCGGGAAGGAAACGATTCGCGGTGTCCTTGATCATATCGTCGAGCGGGCCGATGGTGGGAGCCATGACCCGAGCAATCTCCAGTGGTTGTGCAAGTCGTGCGATCGGATCAAGACTCGTCGATCTGCGGATCTTCGGCGGGGTAGGGGTAAGGGTAAACGTCGTCGATGAGTCCAAGTGGGAGATTGAAAGAATTCGTAATTGACATGGCTTGGTACTTGACAAATGGACGCTTGCTCATATATCCTTGCTTCAAGCGGGCAAAATGGATCAGAGGCGGAGGACTGAAATGAGTCTGAATCTTTCTAACTATAAGAAGCTGATTGTCTCGGTCACCGGGACGTTCGGCGCCGTCGTTCCCCTCGTCCTGGCTGATGGCCAACTGTCGACCCAGGATGTCGTGGCCTTGGCCTTGGCAGTCCTGACGAATCTGGGAGTCTTCCAACTCCGGAACGTCGATAAGACGAACCCAGGAATCGTCGATATCCTGAACCAGGCGAACCTGACGAGCGAATCGCCAGACTACCCGTCCGAGTCTCTTCTTGAGACAATTCGGCCGGCCGATTCGACTCATGACCAAACAGATGAGTAGTAATACCTCTCCTATAGGATCATGTCGTGGCTGCTTCAAGGTCTGGCACGGATTGATGCAAGTACACTGTTCGACTTGTCACTCTCACTTCTCATCGATCGATAACTTTGATCTCCATCGTGTAAAAGGCCATTGTGTCGAGCCAGAGGAAGTTGGACTCGTGGCAGGATCATGCGGCTGGCAACAGCCAGCTTAGGAGGATGTAGGAGGATGGATGCCTGCTAAGCTAGTAGATTACTCGTTCGCACGACCCAGCGTATCCGGATTGAAGTCGGCCGGATATGTCGCTGCCATGCGCTACCTTTCATGGGACAATTCATCGACGCATGGAAAGATTCTCTTCATTCCAGAGCTTAGAGCGCTCCATGGAGCCGGCTTAGGCGTCGGCTTCAACTGGGAGTATTCAGCTACCGATGCGAAGGGTGGAGCGGCAGCTGGCCGCATTCAGGGGACTGAAGCGGTGGCTCAGGCTAAGGTTCGTGGTCTTCCGAAAGGCAAATGCATCTACTTTTCGGTAGACTGGGACACGACTCCTGGTGACCAGGCAGTCATAAATTCATACTTTTCAGCGGCTAGGGCCATCTGCCATTCTGCCGGGTACCGTATCGGAATGTACGGTGGCTATTGGCCGCTGTCTCGTGCCTTCAATTCTGGTGTCATCGATGATGGCTGGCAGACGTACGCCTGGTCTGGCGGGAACTGGGATAGCAGGGCGGCCATCCGTCAGGTTAGGAACAATGTCAATATCGCAGGTGGTGCCTGCGACATCAATGAGTTCGTTGCCGGTAAGGATTCACACATCTGGTTTCCTGGTGATTCCATTACTCCAGTCAGTCCAACACCAACAAATACAGGAGATGAAGTGTCGGCAGAAGATATTGCGGCGATTAAGAGCGTCTGTGGCCACATTGAGTGGGTGTCTGTCGACACCATGGAGAATGTCAATCGGGTCAAGGTTAAGTTGGCCGAGCTTGAGACCAAAGTAGATGCTTTGGAGTCTGGCGGTGGCGGCACCGTCAATCTGACTCAGGAACAAATCATCGAAGCATTGAAGGTCTTCTTCTCTAAGGCAACCGCCTGACATGTCGTCGTCGGCTTACCTACTCTCGTCGAATATCAACTTGCCTGATCCGGCAGCTGATACGTCCAAGTCTATCGTTTGGACTGACGGATCGGGTGACCCGTTCGACTTTACCGGATGGTCAGTCACCTGGACTGTCTGGTGTGGCGTTTATATTGTTAAATCTAACTCTGACCTGACGCTGACTCCGGCGTCAGGTTTCATTCAGATAGACCTGTCCGCAGCTGAAGTAACCACCCTCTTCGATACAGGCTGGCACAAGGTAGTGGCCGTGAACGACTCTACGGGGGAAGTCGTTCGCGTCTGTTACGGTCGAGTCGAGTCGCCGATCGGTGAGAGTACTCCTGTCTACAATGTAACGTACGAGCCGCGCCTGTCATACAATCGATACACTACTCCAGGTAACTACGTCTGGACGAAGCCGGTTTGGTGCGATTCGAACTCTGTAGTTGAGATTATCGTTGTTAGCGGTGGAGGTGGCGGCGGATCTGGTCGCCGTGGAGCTGCTGGAACTGTCCGCACCGGAGGAGGCGCAGGCGCCCCGGCTCAAGCGAACTTTATCGTTGTATCTGCTGCTGCTCTTAATGCTACCGAGAATGTGACTGTTGGCGCCGGTGGTGCCGGAGGAGCGGCGGTTACATCAAATGATACAGATGGCAATGGGGGGGCGTCTGGTCACTGGTCATATGTTGGGACGCGATACACTGATGCCCTCATTACTGCGTATCCGGGAGGGGGAGCGCAGGGCGGTAAAACGACCCCTGGCTACGGGGGAACTTCATATTCACAATACGGGACTTTTGCCGAAGGGCATTCAGCCGGACCTTACTCTGATGGCAGTGGAGGGGCCGGCAGATCCCCCGAGACCTATGCTTCCGGTCCGCATGCTGGCGGCTCTGGTGGTGGCATTACCTCCGGCGACACCGCCAACAATGGCGGAACTGTGAATAGGTCTTTGGCGATGGATAATGGCTCAGCGGGCGCAAGCTACGGCGATGGCGGCGTCGTCGATGGTTCCAGCCCGACCGCATCTAATTCTGTCGCTAGAGACGCACGCCCAAGCCTTGTCACGTGTTTTGGTGGTGGCGGTGGTGGTGGTGCCGCATCGATTACCCAAGCTGCGCAGGCCGGAGCTGATGGCTTGCAAGGCGGTGGCGGCGGCGGTGGCGGCGGCGCATCATTGAATGGCTACAACTCTGGCGCCGGAGGCGCCGGAGGGGATGGATATGTCGAAATCATTGTGAGAGGCGGGAACCCGAACTAATGTCATTCGATTTGACAGTCATCGTTCCTTCATCTGGACGTCCTTCCAACATGCGCCGGCTGGCTCAGGCATTCCAGGACACCTGCACAGCTAACACAACACTCATCTGCGTCCTAGACGAAGGCGATCGTGAATCTGGCAGGTATCACGGGTTCTTGAATGGCCGAGGCCAGTTTGGCCGAGTCATGACTGTCCCTCGTGGACGGAGAGGAATGGTCGACCCGCTGAACAGGGCATTCGAGGAATTGGAATTCGAATTCGGATTTGCAGTAGGATTCATGGGTGATGATCACCTGCCGAAGACGAGAGGGTGGGATGAGAAGTACCTCGAAGAACTTGACATCCTCGGTACCGGCATTGTTTATGGCGATGATAAGCTGCAAGGGAAGAACATCCCTACACAAATGGCTATGACGGTTGACATCCCAAGAGAGCTTGGCTACATGTGTCCGCCTCAATTCCAACACCTCTGGGTTGACTGTGTCTGGCGGGATTGGGGAGAGGGAATCTCCAGACTCTCCTATTTAGAGACTGTTGTAGTTGAACATTTACATCCATTGGCTGGCAAGGCGAAGAACGATCGCGGGTATCGGGCCGTCAACTCGGCTTCCATCGGCAAGCAGGACCAGGCAGCGTACCACGAATACCGTGATGGCGGCGGACTTCAAACTGACCTGGACAAGCTGCGCTCACTTCTTGCAGTCACTGCTATCTATAGCGACGAAGAGTGGATGAGGATGCTAGAGCATGAGCGGAACGATGACGAGTGATGTCCTGGTATCGTTCTCGCTGTATGGCACCGATCCCGAAGATGTCTACTACAGAGGCGCAGTCTGGAATTCGAAGATATACGCTGATTGGCAGCCTAGCTGGAGCTTGAGATTCTACTGTGGAGATTCCGTACCAGATAGCGTCAAGAAAGACATCGTTGCACACAACGATAAAGCCTCAATTGTGGAAGTTCATGGTCCAGAAAATGCTTCCGCTACCACTTGGCGGTTCGGAGCCGTTGACCCCTGTGAGTCTTTTGGAGCAATCATTTTCCGTGATTGCGATTCGCGGCCGATTGAGCGTGAGAGACGAGCAGTCGAAGAGTGGCTAGCCGAAGACCCTAAGCAGTATAGATTCCATGTCATGCGTGACCATCCATGGCATGCAAGGCCAATGCTAGCCGGCCTATGGGGAATCAGGACGCCTGCATATCACGACATCTTCCGACGTGGAATCGTCGAGCATGGCGACCATCCTTGGCAGATTGACCAGGATATCTTGTACAAGAAGGTCTGGCCAGTGGCCAGGAGATACGTCCTCTCGCACGTTGGCTGCATGCGACTGTATGAACGAATCGACATGCGTCGCCCTTTCCCCGTTCCGCGAGAAGAGAAACGATTCGTCGGGCAAGGCTTTTACGGGGATGGCAGGATCAGGTTTCCTGGCCACGAAGACATGGTCGAACCAGACTCGCATCTGTTCGTCAGAAATCGAAGAGTGTTCCTAAGGAAGTATGATGGCACGTACTAAGACGGTACTGGTGACTGGCAGCGATGGATTGATCGGTCGCTACTTGACCAGACACTACCAGCGTCTTGGTTGGTCCGTCGATCAGGTTGACCTGGATTACCCTGGCGGAGCTCTCGCATTCTTTGCAGACAGAACTGGCCGATATGACCTCATCGCTCATTGCGCCTACCGAGTTGGCGGTCGAGTCGTTATCGATGGTGAGCCGATGTCTCTGGCCACGAACTTGCAATTAGATGCAGCGATGTTTCAATATGCCGTTAGGACGAAGGCACGTGCCGTACTTTACTTCAGTAGTTCAGCTGCGTATCCGGTTAGCCTGCAACATGGATTCTTTTCCCATTTTGCTTGTGAAGAAGAAGACATCAACGCACATGTCCATCGTCTGGTCGAAAGTGACGTCAATCTCAAGCGTCCGTCCCTACCCGACGCAGGTTACGGTTGGGCTAAACTGACTGGCGAGAGGCTGGCCGAAGCCGCTTCAGCCGAAGGCTTGAGAATTCACATATTCAGACCATTCTCTGGATACGCTCACGATCAGTCGCTGGCCTACCCGTTCCCGTCCATCATCAAGCGGGCGTTGGAAGGAGACTATTCGGTTTGGGGTCCACCAGGCCAGACGAGGGACTGGATTCATCTCGATGACGTCGTCAACGCTATCCAGACAATCTACGAGAATGATGATAGGAGACCTGTCAATCTCTGTACTGGGGTCGGTACTGAGATGGGCGAGCTAATGAATATAGCCGCAGGCAGAGATGTAGACGTCGAATACGATCTAAACAAGCCGACTGGAGTTATGTACCGGGTGGGAGACCCGAGCAGGCTCTTTGAGCATTATCATCCAAGAATTTCAATAGAGGAAGGTGTTAATCGTGCCATACAATGGGCAAGTTCCGAAGCCTGAAGGCGAGAGGCAGCGTCGCAACAGGCCAGCCTATGATGGCATCCAGATTGAGTCTGACGACATAATCAGGGGTTTTGAACTCCCTGATCTCGGCTTCGAGTGGCATGAGCGGACGATTGTCTGGTGGGAGACATGGCGTTCAGCTCCGCAATCGAAGCTTATGACTGAGACTGACTGGCAGTTCCTCATCGAGACCGCTCTCCTGCATCATAGACTCTTTACGATGAGCCAGCGAATGTCTGCTGGTCAGTTGATGCAGGTGGCTTCAGAACTCAGACAGCGTGAGGGTCAACTTGGTGCTACGTGGTCCGATCGGGCAAAGATGCGCATCAAGATAGACAACGTCTATGACTACCTCCCAAAAGAGGAGCAGAAAAACAGAACTGTAGATTTTCATGATGAGTACATGAGGCTCATTACCGAAGCTGAAAAGTTGACCCAGGAGGCCAACGGCGATGCTACCTCCGGGGATTCCTGAATATACGCTCGGATGGGCAGTCCTGAATTGGGGCAGTCGGGTCCTGGCTCAGCCAGACGACAATCCTACGTCAATAGCTGGTGAGCGGTGGCGTTACTCGCCAGAGCAGGCAAAAAACATCCTCTGGATGTATGCAGTCAATCCAGTCACCGGTCGATACATTTACAAATCGTCAGTTCTAGAACGAGGGAAGAAGTGGGGCAAGTCCCCGTTCTTGGCAGCAATCCTCTGCACTGAGTTTCTTGGACCAGTTGAGCTGGCAGGATGGACGTTCAAAGAGGACCCAGAGACAGGTTTGCGTAAACCAGTCTGGCATCGCGTGGATGACGAGCGAGGCCAACCGATCGGTATCATTCGAAACCAGTCGTGGGTCCAGATAGCCGCTGTATCTGTCGAACAGACTGCAAACACGATGGACTGTGTACGCGGGATGCTTACCAAGGGCTCTGCATACGAGGAATATCCAGGTTTGGATGTTGGAATTGAGCGATGCTCTTGGAACGGGTCCAAACTGGAGAGAATCGCCGCTTCGGCTTTCTCCCGAGAGGGAAACCGACCAGATTTCGTTGGAATTGACGAAACTCACCTTTGGGTGCCGAGTAGATCTGGTCCAGATAACTTCAGAGCGATTCAGAGAAACCTAGCGCCACGTCGAAAGCGGTGGATGGCAGCAACGAACGCTCCGGTTCGTGGTCAGGGCAGCGTAGCAGAGATACATCACGATGCCTACGACGATATGATCTCGGGCAGAACAGAAATAGACAACTCTATCCTAATGGATACGCGCCAGGTCAGTCTTTCTGACATCTACGACAAGGAAAAGGCATATCCAGCCTTGGAGTTCGTCTACGGAGACGCTTATACGACTGGACGTCTCGATATTGACAGCATTTGGGAAGAAATCATGTCGCCGATGTCCGAAGAGGCAGAGATGCGCCGGTTCTACTTCAACCAAATGAACAAGGGCGAGAGCACATGGCTTAAATTGAGCGATTGGGATGGATGTCACGACCCTCGAATCCATCTGAAGAATTCAGACCCTGTCGCACTCGGGTTTCGGGTTACGCCAAGGCAGTCAGCCAATATCGTGGCCTGTAGATTGACAGATATGGCCTTGTTCGACTTGTCTCGCGGCTCATGGGAGCGGCACGAGTCCTTCCCTAAGGACTGGGAAGTCCCAATGAGCGAGGTAGACATCCGAATGCGTAAGATAATCGACTCTCTTGACGTCAAGCACGTCTGTGCTGATCCGCAGTACTGCGATGATATCGTCTCTCGTTGGGTTTCTTCCTATCCCAGGAAGAAAATCGAGGGCATGTGGTCGAATCAGAACCAGACCAAGTTCTCCAGAGCTGTCGAACAGTTTGAAGCGGCCGTCCAGGATGGGCGAATAAAGTGGAAGGATGGTGTTATCAATCGACACGTTCAAAACTGTCATATCGAAGAGGTCTCCAATGGTCACATCATCCGAAAAGAGACACCAAAGTCCGAAAACTACATCACTGCCGCGCAGGCTGCGGTACTTGCAGCGGAAGCGGCGAGGCTTGCGATAGCTGACGGTGCACTCAAGAAGAATAAGGTATGGACGTTCAGTTAGGAGGTGAAGGATGACTCAACCAATGCAAGACTCTCAATCTCAGGTGCAGATTTCAGACGACTTGAACTCGACCGAACCGGGAGCGCCCCGTTGGTGGGTCGACAGGCTTTATCGCCGGCTGGACGCTCGCCAGAGCCGTTTCACACATCTAGAAAATTACATCCTCGGAGAGCATGCTCTCCCCATGGGTGACCCGCGCTACGCCAAGGCGTTTAAAGAGATCCAGAGGAAGTCACGGACGAACTACACTATCTTGGTTCGTGACGCTACGACTGCTCGAATGCGTTCGCCAGATGCCTTCGAATTTGGTCAAGACCCGCAAGGCCCAGATGATTCGGCCTTCGAGATATGGGCTGCTAGCAATATGCAGATGCAGTCGCCGATCGCTGTACAGATGGCTGCTACGTTCGGTGTCGTTTACGGAATCGTATCGCCTCCGCAAGATGGCCCGAATGGCGTGCCAGTCATTACGATAGAAGACCCTCGTTCGTGCATCGTCGAGTTCGACCCGCTAAAGCCGTTCACCGCCCGTGCTGGACTGAAGCGGTGGGAAGATGACGTAGATGGGTATACGTATGCTGCCCTTTATCTTCCCGAATTCATATATCTCTATCGTTCGACGGTTGTCCAGCAGAATCGCCACGTTGACAACAAGGTGACGGTGACTGACAGCCTGCGACCGTCATCGGGCGGACCAGACTTCACTATCGTATCCGTCCAGCGTAACCCGCTCGGAGACGTTCCGCTCGTCGAAGGCCATTGGCAGCCTACACACGGCACGATGTCAGCGGCAGAGCACGAGAACATCATCGATATCCAAGACAGAATCAATCACGTCATCATGGATCGAATGGTCATCTCTAAGACTCAGGCATTCCACCAGCGCTATGTCACTGGTCTCGATGCAAACAAGAAGCACTTCGATCCTGGCCACGACAGGGTGTGGGCCGTCGAAGACCCAGATGCTACCTTCGGAGACTTCCAAACTGCCGACCTTCGCCAAGCTCTCGAAGCCGCTCGTGACGACATCGGTGATTTGATCGCTATCTCTCAAACACCAGCCACCTACCTGACCAACCGAATGATAAACGTCGCTGGGAACGCCATGTCCCTTGACCAGTCGGCCTTGGTTGCTAAGGTCAGGCTTCGTATGGAAGCAATGAGCTTCTTCTACATTCGGCTGCTGAAGCTGGCTTTCAAGTACCAGGGTGACAGCAAGGCTGACGAGATCTACACTAACTGTATCTGGCCAGATCCAGAGATGCACACAGTTGCAGAGCTAGCAGACGCTGGTTCGAAGTGGGATGCCATCGGCATACCGATCGACCTTATCATGAAGCGTCAGGGCTGGTCACCAGAAGACGTCCAACACGCTGTCGAAGAGAAGAGGCGGCAGGAAGAGTTGGCACAGCAACAAGCGCAGCAACAAGCAGATCTACAAATGCAGATAGCTGAAGCAAGAGGCTTCGGCAATCAGATGGGAGAAGACCCAATGGCAGCGAAGAAGGTTCCGCCGAACCAGCAGGGCAAGAACCAGCAGGGACAGGACCCGAATCAGAAGAACCAAAACCAGAACCCGAATCAGAGAAGCGGGAACCGGGCTCAGGCCGGAGCAGCCAACGCCGGTAGCAAGTCTGGTGGAGCTACTGCACAGAAGAAGACTCCTCCGCCAGCGCCACAGAAGAAGACTCCGCCACGAAAGCGTCGTAGCGGCTGACACCCCTGGAGGGTTACGAAATGTCCGAAGAAAAGGACCAGGCGTCCGAGACCGAAACCGAATCGAACGAACCAGACAGTTCAGCATCCGAAGCCGTGTCGACGGTGTCGACGGACATGGCAATCAATGAGACGCTGGACAACCTTGATACTGGCACTCTCCAAGCCATCGTCAAAAAGCTACGTGGTGAAAACGCAAAGGCGAGAGTGGATCGCAAGGAAGCTCGCGACATCCTCGCAAAAATACAGGAAGAGAAAGATCTAGCTGACTCGACGGCTAAGAGGCAGGTCATAGATCTCACCAGGAAGCTGCTAGCGATTGAGTTCAATATCAAGGAGGATCTGGTTGAGTTCATCGGTGAGGACTCACCGGACAAGATGCGGGAGCGTGCAGAGAAACTGAGTAAAGGTGGATCTGCTGCTTCCGAAGCAAAGGCAGATTCGTACAAGCCCACCGATATGTTTGCTGGACGCAAGGCTCCGGCACCGAAAACGATGACAGGTGGAGAGCTTCTACGAAGTCTGATCCAAGGAAACTGATATTTAACCCTCTGGAAAGGAGGTGAAAAGACATGAGTGATACTGCATTTGAGAGCATCAACAGGTCCAACGCTGACAACAGGACTGCTAGGGAGATTCCTGTTGACATCGTCAAGGAAATCATCCAGGACGCTGACAAGGCGTCCGCTGTCATGCAGCTCGGTCGCGTTACGACGCTGCCGGCTTACCAACAGCGGCACCGAGTTTTCCGCAGCTATCCCGAGGCTTACTGGTTGGACGGTGCCACGCTCCCCGAGCGTGATGTTGCGCTGAAGTCAACTACCTCGATGCTGTGGGACTACGTTGTCTTGGAGCCGCAGGAAATCGCGGTCATGGCGGTCGTCCCAGACACCTGGGAACAAGACTCGGATATCGCATGGGCTGAGATCCAGGCCAAGCTATCCGGTGCCATCGCGAAGCGGCTCGATGATACTGTCCTCTTCGGCAACTCCGAACCGACTGGCTACACTGGTCCGTCTGGTGGTGTTGTTGCTGCGGCTGTCGCAGCTGGCAACACGGTCACGCTCGGTGACACTGTTGGTACTGACCTCGGTGGCGGTGGCGATGGCACATACAACGATATCGGCCTTGACATCGCTCGCTGTGCCCAGATCCTTGCCGATGGTGGTTACAACCCGACCGGTTGTGCTGCTCGGGAAGGCTTCGAGTGGCGGCTTGTCGGTGTTCGTGACACGACTGGCCAGCCTGTTTACCAGCCGGCTGCCCAGCGTGGTGGCAATCCTGGTATGTACAACATGAACTATGTGCCTGTCGGCAACGGTTCGTGGGACAACACTTCGGCATTGATGGTCGTTGGCGACTTCAGCCAGCTGATCATTGGTGTCCGTCAGGATGTCACTTTCTCGATTTCCGACTCGGCACCGATCGTCGACTCATCCAACAACGTTGTATTCAACACCTTCCAGCAAGACGCTAAGGTGATGCGTGCGACGTTCCGCGTCGGCGTTGTCGTCCCAGATCCCACAAAGATCCTGGGTGGCGACTTCCCGTTTGCAGTTCTGCGTCCGGTGGGCGCTAGCTGATCCGATGATAATAGGCGGGTCGTGATAATGATCCGGCCCGCCTCAATCAAGAGAGGTAGACCTGTGAAGGTCTTGGCTTACGTCCATGCTTATCCTGGTTCTGGTCACAACGCCGGAGCAGAGACAACGATCCACGGTCTGATGCGGCACATGAAGCGGGATGGATGGGACCCGATGGTCCTGGCGTCCAAGCCGTTTCGGACTGAACCAGGTAGCTATGTCATCGATTGGATTCCAGTCCAGGCACATAGCTCAAAGAAAGATCCATTCCTATACTTCCCAGGTCAGGATCTCATCGTCTCTCACCTGGAGTGCGCCGAACGAGCTTACCTCGTCGGCAAGATGCTGAACAAACCAGTCGTTCAGCTCATTCACAACACGACAGACTTCTCTCAAGGAATCTCTCGATTCGCTCACGGCCTGGTCTTCAACAGCGAGGCCACGAAGAAAGCGGTCAACGCTCCACAGCCGAGCATCGTGGTCTACCCTCCGGTTGATCCGGAAGAGTACAGAGTCGAGACGACGAGAGAGTACATCACACTCGTCAATATGAGCGATGGTACAGACCCATGGTACGACAAGGGTCCGGAAACGTTCTACAGGCTGGCAGAGCGGTTCCCTCGCGAGAAGTTCCTCGGTGTGAAGGGTGGCTACGGAATCCAGGATGTTAGACCAGGTTACCCGAACGTCACAATAATGGAACACACGGATCACCCACTCTCGATCTATAAGCGATCGAAGGTAATGTTGATGCCTTCGGGCATCGAGTCATTCGGCAGGATCGCTGTCGAGGCAGCCGCCTCCTCCATCCCTTCGATTGTTTCGGATACGGCAGGCTTGAGAGAGGCTAGTGTTGGCATTGGCTACCTGCCTCCGAAGGATATTGACCTCTGGACTTCAGCACTGAGCGAAGTGCTCTGGAACTACGACGAGGCATGCAAGCACGCAGAGGTTTCGTCAAGGCTCCTTTGGAAGAAGACAGATCGACAATTGGACACATTTAGAGAGTTCATGAGATTGGCGGTGATGAGCAATGGATTTAGTCACTCTGGCTGAACTGGTGGATGCGGTTGGTCGCGACCCGCTGACGCCCGCTGACGGAGCGTACAAGGATGAGCAAGCCGAATGGGAATCTATGATCTCGTTCATCTCGAACTCCGTCCTGGCTTTCCTTCCGCAGGATTTCGCTACGTCAACGGATGACGAAGTACGCTTCAGAGCCGATAGCCGTGGCGAGGTTCATCTGACTGGCACTCCGGTTGCGTCAGTCTCGACAGTCTTCTCTGTACCTATTTACGATGAGGCATCTGTCGATGAACTCTTGTACGACGCTTTCTTCGATGGAGTCGAGAGCATCTGTAACCTCGCACCGTACCAGGTCGTCGATGTGACTTACACTCATGGATATTCAGCTGTCCCGGACGATGTGAAGGATATGGCTCTCGAAGTCATGAAGTTGATCCTTCAGCTTGGGTCGCCGGTCTCCGTATCGAAAGAGTTCGTGCTCGGGACTGAGACTCGTATCATGTCCGATCGCGACAATGCGACTGTCATGTTGTCACGTGCTGTCATCGACAAGTATCGTGGCCAGAAGAATACGGTCTTCCTGTAATGGCTATCACAGGCGGAGCGGTTACCGTGACCGGAACTGTAAGCTCTGCACTCTTCATTGCGAATATGTCTAAAGATGCCAGGCTCCTCGCCCTCCTTCAGGAGAAAGCCAGGATGGTTGCGACTCTAGCAAGAAGCATATTCCTGTCTCAGTCGCGTGGGCAGAGCTATCGAGATCCTGATCCATTCAGGTATGCAGACTCGTTCGAAGTTAGACTTGGCCCTATCGTAAACGGTCTTCCTAGCTACGTTGTCTCGAACACTGACCCTGACGCTGTCATGGTTGAGTTTGGCACTCGGGCTGGCGGTAAGACTCTTATCCTTAAATATAGGCCATTGGGGCGTGCCGTCGATCAGATGATGGCTGGTGGAGGGTTCTCAGCATGACCGAAGAGTATATCGTTCACGGCAAGCCAGCAGACGCTATCGTTGACATCTTCACGAATCTCACACCAGAGATGCCTAACAAAGTCTTCGTGTCTACTGACATGAGGAGCTACGTGGCCAGAGGAAGGTACGTTTACGTGTCGTACCTCGGTGGAATATTGAAATGGCCGAAGATAATGCGCCCTCGAATTGATGTCGAGGTGTACGCCGAAAGCCGAGACGCGGCGGAGGGAATCGCCAACATCTGTTTGGCTTCCTTGTTGCGAGTGAAACACTCGTATGTAGGTCACGGCATAAGGATCACAGAGGTACGTCTGGAGCAAGGCATCACGATCCTTTCAGATCCACAAGATGTCGAGGCCAGATATGTGTTTAGCGTCCGGCTTACCACTACACCAGAGTGATCTAAGCCAATCTGACTAAGAAAGGATGTGAAGAAATATGTCTTTTGATGCTGGCGAAGTGCGGTTGGCTCGCTCGGGTCACGTGTACCTGGCCGACGTCGGGACTACACTCCCTACGTCACTTGCCGAAGCGCTCGATTCAGCTTTCGTCGATGCCGGTTACCTCAACGAGGATGGCTTGACGTTGTCGCCTGACGTTACGATCAAGGATGTCATGGCGTGGCAGTCTCGGATTCCGATCAAGACTGCACTGGAGACGTTCCAGTTCGAGTTCAAGTATGTCGCTATTCAGCAGAATCAGACCAACGTTGGTCTGTTCCTTCTGTCTGAAAACTGGGAGAATTCGGCCGGCGAGGGTAAGCTGACCATTCCTGGCAACCCTGGGCTTCTGACCAAGTCCCTAGTTCTGGAATGGACGGATGACCTAAGCGACTCCGCCCGTCTTGTCGTTCCTTCGGCAAACCTCACCAAGCGTGAGGACCTGAAGATGACAGCTAAGGATGAGCAGAGCTACGGATTTACGTGGCGCGTCGTCCTCTCGGAAACTAACATCGCCTACCTCTACACCGACAACCCGGATCTCGTTCCGGCTAGCTGATTTATCGGGGGGCGGGTACCACCCCGCCCCCACCAAAACCCTATCACGATGATACGTAAAGGAATAAGAAAATGCCTGCAACTGCAAAAACGCCTGCTGTCAAGGACTCTGCTGTCAAGGACTCTGTCTCTGTCGCTAAGAGCGAAATTGGCAAGCTTCCGATCGAGTTCGAGTGGAAAGGCCATCACTACACAGTCCCGGCAATGGAAGACTGGCCATACGAAGCCCAAGAGGCCATGGAGTCTCAGTTTATGGCCAGGATGGTTCGCGCCGTTCTGAAGCCTCGCGACATGATTAAGTTCATGGAGACCGAGCCAAAGACGAAAGATCTGGCCGAATTCGTCGAAGCTCTGTTCCGTGCGTCCGGTGTTGACTTGGGGGAATAATGGGCCTGATCCTTCTTCTGAAGGATCAGGACAAGTTCAGTAGACTGGAAGCTGACTTCGCTGAATACTACCATATAGACGTACGTGACCTCTGGCGTCCAGGATCTGGCTTGACGTATCGTCGCTGCATCAACCTTGTGAAGCAGCTTCGTTCGCCAGCGAGAACAGTGCAAGCTGAAGCAAAGCTAGGCGAGTACTCGTTGACCGACCATATCCTGGCCGACGTACGTGACCTTCTGAATATGGCAGTCTATCTCACCGTCCATACCATCCAGGTGGAGAAGAGGGCAGACCTGGACAAGATCCTGAAGGCCGCTCCGAAGCCAATGGAGCGGCTAGGTCTAAAGGACGAAGAGGAGAAGAAAGAAAAGAAGTTCGCTTCAGTTCGAGAGCTGCAATCCATGATGGGCGGAACTAACAAGGACGGTACCGCCTCCATAGGAGAGCGAAGGGGAAAGAAGACACCCACGGAAGGGAAGTGATTGATTTGGCTGGTCTAATCGGCGAGATGATGGTCTCAGTCAATGCCATGCTCAACCGTGGGTCTTTGGCTGCTACAAACGCACAACTCCGTTCCGGCCTGGCCGCTGGTGGTGCAGCGGCTGGTGCCGGCTTTTCTCGTACCCTAGGCGTCTCTACCAACAAGGGAATGACAGCTGTCTCTGGGTCGGCGAACCAGGCCGCATCCAGGGTAACTGGCGCATGGACAGCTGGCGGAGCAGCTGCTGGTGCCGGTTGGGGTAGGTCTGGTAGGACGCATTTCAATTCTGGAATGGCAAATATCGCTGCTGCTGGAAGAGGAGCAGTTAACGGTATAACTGCAACGTTCTCCAACGGTGGTCGCATAGCAGGAGCTAACTTTGGTAGTCGTCTACTCCAGACCACCGGTGGTGGCCTAGCCAGAACCAAGATGGCAGCGATGTCGGCTGGGATGGCCATCGCTGGTGGCATGGGTCGACATGGAAGTCTCGCAGGATCTAGATTCGGATCTGGCATAACAGCTACCGGTAGAACTGGCTTTACCAACTTCTCTCGTATTGGAACTACTGCAACGATGGCCTTGGCCGGAGGCATCGGCAATAGTGGAAGTAGAGCTGGTGCTCGCTTCGGTTGGGGAATGAGGACTACCGGAGCGGCCGGAATGAATGCGTTCTCAAGGTCTGCTATGGCGGCTGGTTATTCACTTGCCGCTGGCATGGGTGCACCTGGTGGTCGTGGTGGTGCACTGTTCGGTGGCGGTATGGTTGGCGGTGCTCGCGGTGGTATGCTTCCGTTACCTGCCAACGTTAACAGGACATTGGGCGGCATCCCTGTCGGAAAAACTGGTACGTCCCTAGGAGGAAAGTTCGGCGCTGGTATGTCTGGTGTTTCAGCTACATCTAGGATGGTAGCTGGAGGATTCGGTTCGGCAGCGATTGCGGCTACTCGATTCGGTGGTGCAGCTGGCGGAGCCGGAACTGCGGCCAGAGGCGCAGCCACTGGTGCAAGAAGTCTCGCCGACAACGGGAACAGGTCTGCTAGTGCCCTCGTAGCTGCTGGAGCCGGGGCTCAAAAAGCCGGTGGCGCGTTTGCAGCCATGAAAGGCCCGCTGACCTTCCTTGCCGGAATGCTCGGTATCAAGATGGTTAAGGCTGTCTGGGACGTCGCTTCTCAGTTGGACTCGGCACACCTCGCCTTCGAGACGTTCCTTGGATCGGAGCCGGCAGCCGATCGATTCACTCAAAAGCTTATCAAGTTCGCTAAGCAGACTCCGTTCGAGTTCCCTGAACTAGTCGGCGCTGCCCAGAAGATTATGGCTCTAGGCTTCTCGGCGGATCAAGTATTCCCAATGCTGACTGCTATCGGTGACGCTACGTCAGCTATCGGTGGTGGCCAGCAAACGATTGACCGTGTAACCCTGGCTCTCGTTCAGATGAAGTCGAAGGCTAAGGTTTCTGGTGAGGAGATCAGACAGCTGGCTGAAGCTGGTATTCCTGCTACTCAATACTTGGCTGACGGCTTCGGCAAGACGACGCAAGAGATCCAAGACATGCAGCGCAAGGGCCTTATCCCTGCCGACCAGGCCATTGAAATTATCATTAGGTCCATGGAAGAGGGCTCGGCTAACGCTCGTGGCTTCGGCGGAATGATGAAGAAGCAGAGTCAGACGATGGCTGGATTGATGTCCACCGTCAAAGACACATTTTTAACTAACTCTGCGCAGATCATGCAGTCCATTGGATTCCTGATTCGTGGTGGTCTGCGAGTCGTCATCTTCTTCTTTGAGCTATTTGCCAAGGTTGCCCTCGTCCTCGGCAATTCTTTAGGCAACCTGGTTCACTGGGTCACGAAGACAAAGGCGGTTCTATATCCGCTGATAGCTATCTTTGCTGTCTTGGCTATCAACGCCATGGCTTGGAGAATCGCTATGTACTCAAGTCATGGTGGCATTGCTGGTTTCGTCATGGCTATTGGATGGTTGAAAGCTTCGCTACTCAACTATATCAGGACGTCGAAGATAGCAACAACTATGACGTTGTTGTTCAACTCTGCGTGGTACGCTAACCCGCTGGTCTGGATTGCCATTGCCATCATTGCTGTCGTCGCTGCTCTCGTCGTCCTTTACCTAAAGGTGAAGTGGTTCCGGGATGGCGTACATGCCATGTTCCATTGGTTGGGCGCAGCTCTGAAGGCAATCTGGCACGGTATAGCATTCGCCTTCAAGAATTACTGGGACATTATCATTCTGGTCTTGTCTGCGGCTCTTGGACCTATCGGCCTGGTCATCATGGCCTTCGTCGTTCTCTACCGTCGAGTTGATTGGTTCCGAAACGCTATTAATGCAGCGTTCCGTGTCATCGGCGAGGCATTCAAATGGCTATGGAGCATGATGAAACAGAACTGGGACTATACGGCCTTAGTTCTGTCTCTCATTACTGGTCCTATTGGTTTGTTTATCATGGCTCTTGTTGTGCTCTACCGGAGAGTATCCTGGTTCCGGGATGGGATCCATAGGGCATGGAAGTTTATCGTTGATCTGTCCCGTTGGATCTGGGACCACATGGGCAGATATATCAAGACGTATGGTGCCATCCTTCTGACGATTTTTAGTCCGATCGGAGCGCTCATCGCTCTCTTCGTCCTCCTCAAGAGGAAGGGCGATGAATGGGGCAGGTTTGTTTCTTCGATGAAGCACATCTTTGCTCCGGTTGGGCAGGCATTTAGGGAAGTCGGCAACATCTTCGTCGATACGTGGCACGACATCGTGAACGCCTTCAGGCCATTGGGCAGGGCATTCGCTGATCTGGGCAAGTCCATCGGCAAGGCATTGAAGCCATTCTTCGATGTCATGAAGATGCTGTGGGATCTCGTTGTAAAAGCATGGAACGCAATCGTTGGCGCATTTAACCATGGAGGCAAGAAATCTGGTGATTCTGTCGGTCCGGGCAGCCCAGCCAGGAAGAACACGGTTTCGTTCGCTACCGTCCTGGCCACCGTCTTTAAGGTCCTGGCGAAGGTATTAGTCTTCGTTATTCAGTGGGTAATCATCCCACTGTTCAAGCTCCTGGCATGGGTTATCCGTATCGTTGTATGGATTATCATCGGTCTCATCTGGGTATTGACGTTCGTCATTCGTGCCTTGGCATGGGTCGTCGCCAACATCCTTGCGCCTATATTCAAGGCCGTCTTCTTCGTCCTCGTCTGGGTCGTCAGGATATCAGTCATGGCGATGATATGGCTCTTTAATCACATGGGTAACGTCTTCTCGTGGGTAGTGAACAATCTAATCATGCCTGTCGGTCGAGCTATGGCCTGGTTCTTCCAGAACATACTCGTTCCGGTCGGCAGGTTTTTTGCTGACAGCTGGTCCTGGTCTTGGAACTTCGTAGGCCAGGTCGTTAACTGGATTTACCGCAACATTCTTATTCCAGTATGGAATGCCATAGTTTGGTACTATCAGAACATCTTGGGACCAGTAGCCAACTGGTTGGCAGGTGTATTCTCTGCTGCATGGATGAATATGGGCAATGCAGTTAGCTGGATCTATCACAATGTCTTATTGCCGATATGGAACGGTTTGGTCTGGTTCTATCAAAATGTTTTAGCTCCTGTTTTTAACTGGCTCGCTGATGTCTTCAGTAATGCGTGGAGGAACAAGGGCAATACACTCTCATGGATTTGGAACAATGTCTTCCAGCCAATCTGGCGCGGTCTAGTTTGGTTCTACCAAAATGTTCTCGCCCCTTCCTTTAACTGGCTGGCCGATGTATTCTCGAATGCATGGAGGAGTAAGGGGGCTGTTCTTTCATTTATTTGGAACAGTGTATTCATTCCGATCTGGAATGCCATGGTATGGTTCTACAGGAACGTCTTGGCTCCGGTCGTGAACTGGTTCAAGGATACGTGGAATTCAGCGTGGAATGTTGTCGGCAACACTCTGACATGGATCTATCAAAACGTTATCAATCCGACGTGGCATGCCATCGTGGATGGTATGCACTGGGTCCAATCGTCTCTTGTCAGCGCTCTTCTTCAGATCAAGGACTTCTTTACGAGTGTATGGAACGAGCTAGGTAACATCGTCCATGCTGCGTGGAAGAACATCGTTGACTTCGGCACTAACGGAGTAAACGCAGTCATTAATCTTCTGAACGCTGGCTTCGGCAAAGTGAACGATGTCGCTATCAAGCTAGGTGTTAAGAAGGATGGCGAGAAGCTAATCCCGGAGATCCCAAAGATTGCTCCATCTGGATATGCCTCTGGTGGTTACGTCACTGGGCCTGGCACTGCTACGAGCGATTCCATCCCGGCTCGATTGAGCCATGGAGAGTACGTAATTAAGGCGTCGTCTGTCAAGCAGATCGGCGTCAGCAGACTGAACCAGATCAATGCTCTCGGTGGAGGTGGAGGAAGGCCAAGACTGGCCGGAGATGGTAGCGGCGGTATTGCCTTTGCTGGCGGTGGTATGGTTGACGCCATTAAGGCATTGAAGTTCGTTAAAGATCAGTCAGGCAAGCCATACGTCTGGGCCGCCGCTGGTCCTGGCGGGTACGACTGCTCTGGTATCGTTTCGGCTGCATATAACGTCTTTTTGGGTAAACATCCATATAATCACACATTTTCAACAAGTAATCAGGCCGGATTTTTCCAGCCAGGTATGGGACTCTTCAACTCTGGTTGGGCAAACCCTGGCGAGCGTGGTGGTGGCTCTGTAGGCCACACTGCCGGTAACATCCTTGGAGTTGGATTCGAGGCAACGCCTCCAGCTGTCAAAGTCGGCGGTGGAGTTACAGGCATCAATGAATTCGCCCATACCGGACATGCTGGTGGTGGCGGTGTCTTTGATAAGGCAATGGAATTCCTTATGCATGGATGGGATTGGATCAAAGAGCACATGCTCGATCCGATCTGGGCTGACATCGCGAAGAAGATCCCTCCGGGTGGCATTACTCAAATGATGGGTGGCGCTGGAAAGAAGCTATTTGACGCTGTCGTCGACTTTATTCACAATCAGATCAAAGATCTCCTGGATATGATTGGATCTATGGGCGCCGGACCAGGTATGCCGTGGTCAGGCGGTGGAGATTTGAATACCTGGATCAAGACAGCCATGTCCTATGCTGGAGTTCCTGATTCCTGGTTTGGTCCATTGAAGGCTCGTGCTATGCAAGAGTCTGGTGGTAACCCGAATGCTATCAACAACTGGGACAGTAACGCTGCCGCTGGTCACCCGTCGCAAGGTCTGTTCCAGACGATTGCCAGTACGTTCAACGCCTTTCGTGATCCTCGCCTACCGAACTCAATGAATGATCCTGTCGCTAACGCAGTAGCGGCTATCAATTACATGAAGTCTCGGTATGGCTCCGTCTTCAACCTTCCGAGTGGTGGCTATGCCAAAGGTGGTCTGGTCAAGTCGTATGACGACGGTGGATGGCTTAAGCCTGGCGACTTGGCTACAAACAAGGGCAGCCGCCCCGAGCCAGTCTTCACGAACTCTCAGTGGAGCGTGCTTAAGAATCAGAAAAATGATGGACCATTGCATCTAATTGTCAAGATTGGCGACAAAGTCTTGGAAGACATCGTCATTGACAAGCTAGATGAGCACAATTCGAATGTCATTAACGTCTTGGATAGAGGCAGGGGTCTGTAATGGCTATAGGCTATAGAGGTAAAGGTGCTGTCGATTCTGATGGTGCTGGTAATAACCTATCTGTCACAGTAGATCAGACGTCTGGCGCCACTAGTACAGATGTAAATTTTATCATGGTATCTTGCAAGCCAGTTCCATCGACGTCTTTAGACACCCCTAATGGCTGGACTAAGATCATGGAGAAGGCTAACGGGACGGTGGCTGCTGGAACTGATACTGGATCTATGCTTGTAGCTGTTTACATGGCCAGAGGAGTGGTGGCGGATACCACCATTAACATGGAGACTAGCGATGCTACTAACTCTGTCATTATCGCTCAGATGTTCACATATACGAGGTCAGCGAGCGAGCGGTGGATAGTAGCGAACAATACCGATGGCGGAGACAGCACAGACGGTGCTGATTTTAGCGCAACGGCTTCGTTACAGCTTGGGGCTGTGACAGACGATGTCATCCTTTCCGTGATAGGGGTGAATAGCGATGCCGGGGCAATCACGTCCCCGGCACTCGCGATCACTGGACTTACTCTTTCTGCCATTACCAACAGGACCGACGAAGCCGATACGACCGGAGGGGACGCCAGGCTACTAGTTTATGAGAACACGGTATCGTCCGGCACTGAGACTTCGGAGCCAACTTTTACATATACAAATGCATCGACTCAATCCGGAGAAGCGGTCTTCCTTCGAGTTCGAGTGGAAACTCCGACCTTGGCCGTTGCTTTCAACGATTCATATATTACTCCAGGTATTACGTGCACGATGACTGGCATCGGAGGATATGACGAGTACACCTTGACATATCGCGATCCATCTGGTAGATTTAATGACCAGAATGTTAGAGGTTGTGACCTGACTACTATCGGCGGGGACACTGAAATAGCTACGGACTATGAATTCCCCAATTTCAAATCTCAGAGCTATCGACTTAACTTGTATGCCGATTCAGTCTTGCAGGATACAGTCGATGCGACTGTCACGACAGACGAAGTAAAGGACTCATTGGTCTCTTCCGGAGTTCTAATCGCTCTCGATACTTGGATCAAGTCGCCTACCAATCCTCCGCTTAACAGACCGTGCCAGTTGATTACAGATGAAAGCAAGACGTATACAAGGGACGGCAACATACTGACCGAGTCTCATGTATTGGGCAGGAAGAACCCTGTTATCATTACTGATGTAATGTCAGGAAGAAAAGGAAAGCTGGTCTTTATCGTTGGGGCCGATTTGGAACTTGATGGTATATCAAACCCTCAATTAGACCCTGATAACTTTGACAACTTGTTCGATTCAGGCGAGACTCTCTATATGCACGTCTATCAAGAAAAGAACATTGCATTCAAGCCGCTATACTTTAAGGTGAGTGGATACGAAGTATCGCAGTACGAAGGGGTGCTGGCGCTAGATGAAGACACTAACGCTTACTTCAAGTATTCGGTTGATTACATAGAGGTAGATAGGCCAGATACCGGATTGACCATGCCTGGTCTCTTCTTGTGGTCTGACCTTGCCAACAATTACGCTACCTGGTCTGACGTGAAGACTGCCAAGGCCACATGGCTTGAAGTATATAAGAATGCTAACTGAAAGCTAACAACATGTATGATTTTGATGGAGACAGCAGTCGGAAGGATGCTTTTCTTAAAGCCGTTAGGATGGGAGTCCCTAGGAAAAGCACTGTTGACTTATATCTATTCGGAGATCTCATCAAGGCAAATTTGCCGATTTCAGAAGGATCTATCAAAGTAGATAGAAACTCTCGCTCTCGCAGGAGCGGGTCGATAACAGTGGCCGATGAGACTCTGTGGCCTGACTTGGATACGGGAGTCCTTGCTCCTCACGGAATCGAAGTTATTGTCAAGTCTGGGGTCGTCTATCCTTCCGGAATCGAAGAATTGGTGCCGATGGGGGTGTTCCTTGTCAAGAGCGTTACCGCCCAAGAAAACTCAGGCGGGTTCTGTCAGCTAGAGCTGCTAGACAGAGCAGAGAGAGTATGGGAATATGCATTAATCGTTCCTGATTCATTTACCGAGCAGTTCTTTGCAGGCAGATACACGAGCGAGGTTGTTGCGCAATATCTAGTCGATGCCGCTCCGGCCAAAGATGGATGGTCGCGTCCGCCATACTGGCCAGGATACCCTGAGTGGACGTTTACGTGGGGCGAAGGGCTAACCGATATTAAGATCCCTGGTGGTAGCAATGCTATCGATACTGATAGATGGGAGCTTATATCTAAGATGACCGAAGCATGCGGTGGTGTTCTTTACTTCGATCGACTTGGTAACGGGGTAGCCGAGCTACCTACGATGGTTACCTCCGGTCTTACAGAAGCGGATTGCGCCTGGACCGTTGACTCTGGAGACGTCGGAGTGCTCATAGGTAACGAAAAAAAGATATCGAGAGACGATACTTGGAATGGCGTTTTCGTCGCTGGCCAGGCCGCTAAGGACGATGTACCACAACCTAATACGTACGTCATCGACGACAACCCTGCCAGCCCTACGTACTTTTATGGACCATTCGGCAAGAAGATCATGCGGATGTCTAACTCGTTGTTAACCGACGAGTCGGCTTGTTATCGGGCTGCCTTATCTAAGCTGCAAGAGTCGGCGGGGCTTCACAGGACGTTGTCCTTCTCTTCTCTTGTAAACCCAGCGCTTGATGTCGACGACTTGATATATAACGTACCACTCTTCAGCGGAACTGGAATATATATCGTAGACACGTTGGATGTTCCCCTCGTGGGAGGAGAGATGTCGGCCACCGCTAGAGGCGTGCAGTATATTTAAGGATTGGTGATTGGTGATATGGCTTCTAGTGAAAAGTTCGTAGACAGCATCAAGCGGTATATAAAAACCGTCATCCTGTCTTCCTCTCCAAAAGTCGATGATGCCATCTTTGTCTCTTCAGAGACCGAAGACGCCAACCTTTCGACGATAACATATCATGGTATCGAAATATCATATATCCGTAAATGTACGAGCGAGTCTTTGTCTGCCGGAGACAGGGTGCTTATTATGTCGGGTCCTGGGATACCAGTAACGATCATAGGAAAGATTAGAGGAGACACAACCATCCTCTCGTGATTCTTATAGAAAGGAAATACTTATGAGCACCACTTCGCCGATCAACGGCTTTCAAATGCCCACCTTATCTGATACCTCGGATATCGAGGTAGCAGTTCAGACGCCAGTCCTGGCCATCGATAGTCGTGTAACTTCTCGATTCGCTACTACGTCCGCCCGCGACACAGCCATCACCGTTCCGGTCGCTGGCATGTTGAGTTACGTCTCGGGTACCGAAGAGATGTACTTGTACAACGGTTCTGCTTGGGTGTCGGCGATTCCCCGGTTCAAGTACAAGCTCTCTACTCAGCTAGTGTCCTCTACGTCATACGTCGACGTCTCGAATCTAACATTCTCTGTCGAGTCTTCCAGCCGGTACCTTCTTCAATACAAGATTTATGGTAACTCATATGTCAATCCAGGATGGATATACTACGCTTTCAATTTTCCGTCTGGAGCGTTCATAGACTGGAGTTACACCTTTCGCGAGTATGGCACCGACTACCTTCGGGCCATACAATGGGCCGGCTATGCAACGCCTGACCTCGACGCCGCTCACTTGAAATACGACATTAGCAATATATGGGAGAGCACGTATGACCTCGTCTTGACGACGTCAACTACTCCTGGAACGTTCGCTATGAGGACGAACGTCAACGGTGGTGGAGGCAACTCCAGCATTTATGGGTATTCGTGGGCAAAGTCGACGAAGATTGCTTGATATGCCATGTTACAATTAGACACTGACGTACTCATAACTATAGCTACGTGGCTAGCCGCTGTTGCCACCGTCTCTGGTACCGCTTGGCGGTTCCTCGCTCCGATACGACGGATCGATGACAAGACGAATGCAATCGATAAACGCCTAGTCAAAATAGAGACGATCGTAACGGATGAGCTTCAAGCTAACTCCGGCAAGTCTGTCAAGGACCAAGTAACTCGCTTGGAGGCGAGAGCCGATGCTCATGACGACCTCCACAAGCTGCTTAACGTCGCGATCCTCGATGGACGTAACGGGGTCCGGGAGGGATAGGTAGAACGACACGGCAAGCGTCGATAGCCAGCATCATCATTGTGGTGACGTTAGTCCATAGGACGATGCCATCGTTGTCCAGCTTCCATGCTGGCCAGGGCAGACCTATTAGGTTTCGGGATACCCTGCTAGATACCCAAGTAAATTGCGGCTCTAGCTTCGTCGCCATTAGAACTCTCTCCCTCCCATCGTCTCGATCAAATCCCACTCATAGACAACGAGCTGCCAGAAGATTCATCACTTTTCCTTAGGATGGGAGAAGGAAGCCCCGCGCCCCCGGAGATCAGAGGGACGCGGGGCCTCTTTTCTGCCCCCAACCGGCAGTCTTAGTGCTGCTAGCAGACAGCAGCTGTCAGTCAGCAACCATCCGGATTTGGTCTGCCATCTCACGCTGGCGACGGATTACGTATACACCTGCACCGATGCATGCATCGCCGTGTGTGTCGTGACCAAGGACGGCCAAGCCGCCCTCCGGCACAGTGAGAGATGCAATCGTCTGGCGCTCTGGGTAGTGCACGTATTGGACACCAGGTGTCCCACGAAGAAGGTGATCGTGACCCTCCTCGCCGGTCAGAAGGACGATGCCCTTCGCTTCGAGGTCACTCCACGTCTCTCCGTCCACGAACTTGTTGCGAGCAGCATCAGGGACAGGAATGACAAGCAGGTCGCCTTGCGCCTGCAATCCGGTCAGCGTCGGGACGTCGTAGGAAACGGAGCCGCCTACCGTACCAATCGCTTCGCGAAGTTCTGTATCAGTGAACACTGTGGATCCTTTCATTTTCATTTCATTCTTCCATGGAAGAGTTAAAGTCTAGTCTCTTTCTGGAGACTGGTAATGTCGGCGATGATTTTCTGCCAGCACAGGTCGTCGAAGAAAAACATCATTTCATTGAAAAACT